GTGGACATTTTCCTCGTGTCCATGTACAACTGGGTTCCCTGCCCTCCCGACCCGATGGCGGTGCAGAGCCAGGAGTACCAGGAGCAGTTCCTGCAGGACCTGATGACCGGTTATGCCGACAGTCAGCGGTCTGCCAAGGAAATTTTCAACGACCGCAAGGAAAAGGTGATGAAGGATGGTCTGGACGCACACCTCTCTGAACAAGAGAAGATCCCTCCCCCCACCGCGCCTCTCCCCGCCTCGGAGAAGATGCCCGAGTTCACCCGGGAGGTTATCCCCGAGGAGACCGAGGAGGACATCCTGAAGGCAGCAGCGGATGACAGCACTTCCGCCGCCATCAACAGCGTGTTCGGCGATGACGTCTGGATGCAGAACAAAAAGGCATAATTAAGCGGAATCTTGGTGAATAGTTTAATAAAATCTATGTTTATAGTATAAAGATGACTCTGGTTAAAGACCCCAAGGACTATCTTGAAGTATCCCTCAGGGAATTTTTCGACGACGATGTGAATACGTCTACGATGCTAAAAATAATTCACAACGAGTTGATGAGCCTTCGAACCCTCGACTGGTTCGTTTCAAACTACTCGAAGAAAAAAAACTTCATGTTCACGACAAGCTCCGGAAAGTTGTTCAATGTTTTCATGGAATATAAAAGCCAGTTGAAGAGTTATTCCAAAAGGATGTTCGACCCGTTCAACCGTGGAGATCGCATAATGTTCAATGCTCGCGACGGTAGTGAAATTTCCACGACGTGCGGGCAGCTCAATTTTTTCAGATGGGTCATCAAAAATGACATTGTCAAAGAGTGCCTTGAAAATATCAAAGAAGTCGAGGAAGATATGACACAGTCGATGAAACAGAGAAAAACAACAGCAAAGCCGGACGAAAAACGCAAGGAGCTGTCAAAAGCCGCAATAAAATCATGTCAAAACATAAAAACTCGTGTGACAATCACTTTCAATTAGTTGTAAGATGTAACAAAACACACAAACCAATAACATTCGAAAAGATTAAGGGATATTAGCATACGAATCACACCTTTGCGCTGCTCAGGTTTGTCAATATATAGATGTATATTGACAAACCCATACATATATTTTCCTCGTTATTATTAACAGCACCAACTGACCATAATGTCCGCAATCTCTGAGCCAATCCTCGCTGACAACGGATGCCGCAAATACACCGCGTTTCCCATCCAGTACCCCGACCTCTGGAACATGTATAAGAAGGCGGTGGCGTCGTTTTGGACCGTAGAGGAGGTCCCCCTTGGCCAGGATGTAATTGACTGGCGCGATAAGCTCAACGACGACGAGCGTTATTTCATCAAGCACATTCTGGGCTTCTTTGCCTCGAGCGATGGGATTGTCATGGAGAATCTCCAAATGAACTTTTCCCACGAAGTGACAGTCCCAGAGGCTCGGCAGTTCTATGCGTACCAGGCATTCAACGAGTCGATCCATTCTGAGATGTATTCTCTGCTGATTGACTCACTCGTTTCGGACGAGAAAGAGCGCAATAGTTTGTTCGAGGCGGTGGAAACCATCCCCGCAGTGGGCAAGAAAGCCGCTTGGGCCCAGAAGTGGCTGAACCCTAGCAAGACGTTTGCGGAGCGCCTCGTCGCCTGGATCTGCGTGGAAGGGCTGCTCTTTTCGGGGAGTTTCTGCGCCATCTTCTGGCTTAGGAACCGCGGGGTAATGCCTGGTCTGGGGCTCAGCAACGAGTTCATCAGTCGGGACGAAGGTCTTCACCAGATGTTCGGTGAAATGCTGTATTCCAAGCTCGAGAATAAGCTCTCGTTTGAGGAGGTCCGCAATATCGTAACAGAGGCCGTGGAAAACGAAAAGGATTTTATTTGCGACGCCATTCCATGCAAGATGATTGGTATGAACTCCGACCTCATGGGCCAATACATCGAGTTTGTTGCTGATCGTATTTTTGTGGCTCTAGGGCACTCTAAGTTTTACAACTCCGTAAATCCCTTCGATTTTATGGAGCTAATTTCTCTGCAGGGTAAAACCAACTTCTTCGAGAAGAAGGTTGCAGAATATCAACGCGCAGGTGTCATGAACGTTGAAGATAATGTGTTTGGCCTAGACGGAGATTTTTAAATAAATAATAACTTAATAATTCTTAATATATTTCAAATAAATAAAAACAAAAATGGAAGAAATCATCTCCACGTGGGCGAAACTCATAGACGCGGTCGACATACAAGACGTAAACCATGTGAACAAAATTGAACACCTTGAAAAATTCACAGAAAAACTCTGCTGGCACTGCTGTCACCCTATTCCGATAGAATGTAAAACTTTACAATATCCTTACAAACTTCTCAGTTCAGGTCAATTCCAAGTTGGCGGCCAGTTCTGCAGCTGGGAATGTGTCAAAGGGCATGGGAGGGATCATATGTCAAGGGTTCTGTCCGGCGTACATCAGTTGAACATCAGGCACTACAGGAAAATGATAACAGGTCTTGCGGATCCTGTGATCCCAGCTCCTCCGCGGATGGTTCTAAAAGCATTTGGCGGTCATATGGACATAGATGAATTCAGAAAACCGAACTCCAAGATGGAATATGTCATAAATTATGCAAAGATGGTCAAGGTCACGCCATACGAAACCCACGAATACAAATTCGAGGACAAACACGTAAATACAAAGCAGTCGGACAGGCCAATGAATATTGATACGACAACGGTCGTGAACGATTCCCTAAAACTTCGGAGACCGAAACCTGCGGTAAAGGGGAAATCAACACTTGAACGTTCCCTCGGTCTCAATAATTTTGGTAACTTGATCAAAACACATTGATTTACAACACCATGTCATCAGAGGCCCTATAATTCCTCGCGGCGAATGCAGAACTAGTCTGCCCAGGGTAGGTATTGATGTGAAAACGACTTTTAACATCGGTTATATGTTCCATCATTCTCCGATCTGCGGTTTCGTATACACGCGTGATGCACTTTTCCATGTCCAGGTCGTTAGGCAGCCGCAACTTTATTTCAGATATGTTGTACAGGACGTCGTCGCGGATAGAAAACAGATGGTTGATCTTTGCCGGGCCCATGTGGTCCATGTCAAATGTTGTTTGATATTCTGCGTTAAAAATATTTAAATGATCCAATGTGTTCTTGTAATACGTTGGATACTTGATTTTGAATTTATCCAACTCTGGTATATCTACCCCCCTTGGCTTCAAAGTTTTGGCTACATTCTTTATATACCCCCGGTAGTTGTACATTACAAGCAACAGAATCGCGAGTATGAAAAGCAACATTTATAATAAACAAATATTTTTAACGTGGCAAAATCACGAGTATCATATCAACATATCCGGGTACAAAGGTATAACCAAAACTTGCGAAAAATACAATGGCGTTGAATGTTTTAGCGGTAATCAATTATATTATCGCTGGTATCATCCTTATCATCATGTACGCCCAATACAAATCTACCCGTGCGACGACTCCCGTTTCTCAAACAGTTTCGGAAGATGAAATCATCATCCCGTTTTCGTACAACGCCCCTGTTGATAGCCATACGAACTATAAGAAGGACGTTGTTATCGTGGTAGAACATCCGGACGAAAGGATTGCTGTTGGAATGGTCGCTCGGTAATCAAATATTCTTAAATCACGCATTATACCATATCGACAAAACGGGATATATACACCGCGAAAAAAACATATCAAGTGATTAAAATACAATGTCTTCAGTTGTTATCACAGCAGGCATCCTCTTTATCCTCGGAACAACCATTTGTTGTATCGTGTATACGTGTGCAAAAAAAACAATGGAATATCAAACGGAATATGATATTCCCGTTTCTCACACGCCCATTTCGCCAGCAACTGCTGAGAACACTGTCCCGTTTTCTTACAATGTTCCTGTTGATAGCCACATGAATTATAAGAAGGACGTTGTTATCGTGGTAGAACAACCGGACGAAAGGATTGCTGTTGGAATGGTCGCTCGGTAATTACATATTAAAAAATTGATTTTATACTTTAAAGATGACTATATTGACGGCACAGGATGCTCAGCAAATCCGACTAGCCAAGCGGGCAGTTAGCCATGAGACGTACAAGATGCTATTTGGCGCGGCCCTTCAACTTGTAACGCGCAGAGCAAATGCCAATGAAACATCAGTGATTTACAAAGTTCCACACTATATACTCGGGAGACCGACTATAAACGTGAAACATGGGGCTCGATATGTCTCGGAAAAACTCGCAATTTATGGATATAAGACGAATTTTTACGAGATAAATGATACTTATTTTGTGAGTATAGATTGGAGCGTTGAGAAAGTTATAATACCCAAGAAACCGAGGGATGTAAAAAGAGCCAAGGTCATAGACACTTCGATTCAAAGCAATCCGAATGAAGCAGTCAGAAGGATGGAGTTAATTAAACTTGCTCTCCAAAATTCTATGAAGAAGTGATTATACGATCCTGATGTCGCTGCAGTTGAACCATTCCTCTGGCACGGTATATTGGAAGCATTTGGAAACGCCTGGTCCGCAATATTTCTTGGACGTGTTTCCGGGGCAGCACGAATTTCCTGTAACCCAGTGCCATTGGAGCACACAGTGTTTGCATTTCAACCCCTTTGGAAGTTTATACTTGACGGTGAGCTTTTCTTCGTTTCCTTTCAAAAACGAGTACACTCCGCCATTGTCCGCACGGCGAAGAACGTTTTTGTTAAAACACCTTTGCGTCGTGAGTGACCGCTCCTCGGAGGGAGACATACGTTTGTCTGGAAGATCGCAAATACTGAAAGACATCATTCCTTGGT